ATAGAACGTACTGCTATGATTGTGCGTATTCTAACTGTAAAATGAAAGAATATTGCTACGACGTTTCCGACCCTTATTACGGAGAAGAAGAAGAGTTAATAGACAAAACTGCATATAACGCTCCGTATTGTGACTGTTTTAATAAATTTTTGATTGCACCTAAGCTAGCAAGAGCAAACTATTTTAATATTAATGAAAATATTGAAATGCTAATGCCGACAGAGGCGCAAGAAAAGTGCAAGTGTTTTACAGCAAAATAGATACCGCAATGGCAAAGATTCACACAAACGATAAAGGGTTCAAGGTTATCAGAACCGAGAGCCTATCCGAAACTATACTCCTTGGTGGTATTGCAATCTGTGATTACTGCAACAATTCGTCATATACCGGTTACTACATTGCTGTACTCAATAGCTGGTACTGTGACGAGTGCTTCAACGATTGGTATAGCATAGCAACCTACTACAAAGAGGATGCTAGTACAGAGGAACGTAATTTTAACCATTACGCTCAAATTTTGGGCGTAGCAACAAATTAACACAATGGGCCAATTTGCAAAGCTATTCGACCTCGATGGAGGTGAGCAGGTTTTAGTAACCAAGTCATACGATGAAGACGAAAAAACTTACAATGTCGCATTAGAGACAGAAGTAGGTGACATTCAATGCAGAATGTCGGCTAGATTCAATGATGAAGAAAAGGCATACGACTGTTTTAAAAACATCAATGCAGAGTACGCTACTTCGTTCCGTGCTGATATGGAGGCTCAATTCAGTTAACTAACCCCACAGCTGCGGTATCGGCTCGACGGCCAAATAAAGCGATGAAAACAGGCGTAGAACTTATAGAAGAGGAAAGAAAAAGGCAGATAGAAGTTGAAGGATGGAGTATAGATCACGATGCTAAACATGATCGCAATGAGCTTAGCCTTGCAGCTGCATGCTATGCATTACCACAATTCCAGAGAAATCAATTTAGCTTTGTATATAAGTTTGGAGTTGGAAAACATATCTGGTTACCTACCTTGTGGCCTTTTAGTTCTAAGTTTTGGAAACCAACACCAAACGACCGTATTAAGGAATTGCAAAAGGCAGGTGCTCTAATCGCTGCTGAAATAGACAGATTACAACAGATTAAAAACGAAACAACCGATGAAAGCAATTGAATTCGATGAAGTTAACATCAGAATCGCGGAACACCAAGAAGAGTACGAAACGCTTCCTGTTCACATTGACTTGAATGACAGTGCAACACCTACCACCATGTGCTTTGAATTGGACGAGGAAGAGCGCAAGCAGGTAGCTGAAACAGGGCAAATATGGATTACAGTATTAACGTTCGGGCAACCGTTTCACCCAATAAGCATGAGCGTTATTAAGCCAGAAATGCAACCACAGCCCAACGCTTTCAAGTCGGGTGTAAATGGAAGGAGGTATAGCGATGAAACCAAAAAAGATTAAGCGTTATAGGATGCCTGTAAGCAGGAGGTTTCCTGTTAAGCATCCGAGAGCAGGAGAGGAAACGTATTTTGTGCCTAAAATAAAAGTTGCTATAGGACGTGATTTTGAAATATGCTCCGTTTGCTTCATAAAAGGTGGCACATCTGATATGTGTAAAAATTGCTTCGTAACAAATGGTCAATTATGGGCAAAAATCCACACCATCCGCTCCAACTACGAACTTTGGGCTAAGCGTATGGCAGAGGTGCAAAGAGGCGATGCAGTTATTGAGCTATTCTATTGGTCTGACAAGCCTTATCGTTCAAAGCAGGTAGTTTTCGCCACTATCGATAAGGATAGCGGTTGTGGGGTTCAGTCATTCCGCATTGCAGAATGGGAGGATGAAGAAGGAGAAGAGAGGGCTGGTTACTGCATTGATGATAGGCTAAAACCGTCATTTAGATTGTGGGAACTAGCCAAAAACGATGGCCTTTTACTAGACGACTTTAAGGCATGGTTCAATGGTGCAGACTTGAGTAAGCCGATGGCTATTATTCACTTTACAAGTTTTCGCTACTAGCATCGCTTGAAGTAACCAACACAATAGTTTAACTTTGCCATTTAAAACGCTTAACTATGGACTACTCCAACCTTGACAAAAAGACCTTCCTAGAATTTACAGACGATAGTAAGGTTATCGAGCAGATAATAGGTGATACCAGCAAGGACGAATTCAAGAAGGGGCTTTCAGAGTATGGCCGATACATTACCTTCCTAGAGTTTGCCGAGATAACTAAAAACAACGACCTGTCCGAAGAGGTGCAGAAGCAGCTCGGACACGTGGAAAACGAATAAAAAAAGGGGGCTTTGCAGCTCCCTTATTTTTTCATGATCTCACGAGAAACGATCTCTTCAAACTGTGTGGTAGTGTGCCAGCTGCAACGCTTAATCAGCAGCTTGATATCGTTCTTACCAATTACCTTACCCTCTGCATTTCGGGGCTTCTGAGAGAAGATAGCATCAACCAAGCCATCAATCTGACTGGTGTAAGGCTTGTTGAATAGGTGGTCTTTCACCGTATTTATCGCCCTATCCCTGTCAACTCCCAGCACGTCAATCAGCTTATCGTAGTTGCATACCATCTGGTTATAGCCTGTGGATGCACGAGACACCATAAACTCGGGGAATGGCACCTTATCAGCCCCCATAGCCTTATAGAATTCGGGTAGCGTTTTACGTGCTACTAGCTCATTCGCTAGCTCCATGTTGGACCTTTGCAGAGCGGTTGAAGCCCACGAAGAGGTTCTGTTCCTGCAGTGGGTGATCTCGTGCCAGTAGGTAGCCAATGCATCAGCCTCTTCAAAGGTGATATCCTGCTTATTCGCAAGCTTACCAAGTGCCCTAATGGTGTTATCCATCCTGTCACGCTTCAACCATATAGTGCCGTTCCTGTTGGTTGAGCCATTTATGCTGTTTCTACGCTCGATTTCAAGCCTTGTAAAATCCTTGTAGAACCAATCCTTACCGACCTCGTTGGTTCGGTTAATCACGTCGTCAATAGTCTTGATTGACACCTGTGGTGCTGGTGTTGGTTCTGGCTTAGGCTCTGCTTTTGGTGTAGGAGTAGGTGTAGGAGTAGGAGTTGCTACCTTTGGAGCTTTGTATATCGGCTTGGTAGAATCGAGCTTTAAACCTCCCGAAATGGTACCGCCCTTGAAGTTGTCACGAATGAAGTATGGCTGCGACCTCCAATTCATCGAGCGTTGGGTGTTCGTGCTAATCCACTCCTTGAAGCCGTTAGGCACGTCCGTAACCGCATTTCGAGAAACGAACTGCTTGTACTCCGTGCCGTTAATTGCAGACTTTAGCTCGTTCAGCTCGTCGGCGTCGAACTCGTCCATATCCATTAATATTGGAACAACGAAACAACGGCATTGCGGATGCCAACCCACGAACTTGAAGCTCTTAGGGTACTTTCCTTTTAAGTCGTCGCAAACATCAACAAAAGGCACTCCGTTAAGGGTATGATTGTTCGATAGCTTTACCTCAAACCCAACCACGAAGTCTAGGCTTTCCCATCGTAGCTGATCGCTCGTTCTATAAGCCATGTTGATTTCGGAGCGAGTAAGGCGTAGAGCGTTCTTGTGGCTACTCCTATACTTACCTTGACCAGGATGGAATGCCTTAGCGTTTTTGGATAGCACTAGATTACCATGCTTATCCCTAACCCTGCGAAATAGTTTATCGGGGTCAACAAGGTACTGCTTGAGGTCTCTCGATAGCTCTTGTGCTGAACGTCCATCGCCAATTCCAATATCTAAACTTAGCTCCATCTGCTTCTTGAACTGGTCCGTATAGTTCCATATCTTCTTTGATACGTCCAAGCCGTTTTCCTTACGCTTTTGAAACTCTTTAAGAGCGTCCAAATTGCGCTCTTGGAACTTCTCCAACGTTTTCTTTGGTAGGGCCGAGGTGTTGAGTATATGGGCTATAAAAGCATCGTTCTTAGCGCAAGCTGCAAGCCATTGCTTCTCCGTACCCTTCACGATAACAGATTGCATACCGTTAGCCATCTTGCCTACTATCTCGTTCGCCTTTTTGTTTGCACCAGGATAGTCGGCAAACGAAAAAGGCTTATTCGGGCCAATGCTTAAGCCTGTACCCATACGTGCGAAGTCGTCCACCGCTGCCATGTAGATAGCATCAACAGCCTGTACGTATGCTTCTGTGTTCCGGTAAGCAGCAGCATCGAAGCCTTGTATCGAAAAGCCCTGCTTGGTTAGCTTCTTAGCCATTTATTCAGCTTTGTTGGGTTGGGTAATGAGGTTGGCTAAGCCTTTCTAGCTTGGTAGAATCGGCACTCCTTTAGCCAGCATCCTACCTTGTAGCCTTTGGGGTTTCGCTCCTTGTTAAAGCAGTCTAGGAGGTGATTAACCACCTCCTTACCGCCAAACTTGCACATCTTGCAGTCCACCTCTTCGGGCTTCTGCTCCTGTCTGTTAGTTGGTTGCTGTCGTGCCATTAGAGCCAATGGATTACGCTAATTGGTTGCCCTGCCATATCCACTCCGATTGTGTATTCTACTTTATCCATGATGCTTGTTTTAGGGTATTATTTCGTCTGCTGCATCGATTAGGCTATCGCCCACTGATTCCATCAGCTTCTCGGTTGCTTTAGGCTCGTTGCCTGTAGCTATCGTAATGATATCGCTACCTACTGCTAGTGGAGCAGCAGCCACTTTGACCGCTGCACTTGCCACATCTCCAATAAATCCAAATAATCCCATATTCTTAGTTGGTTGGTTCGTTAAAAGTGAATGAGTTAGCAGCTGATTGCTCGCTTTGGTACTGCTCATAGTCTGCATCTGGATCGCTTGTTAGCCCTGCCTTTTGGAATGAAGCCTTTTGTGACATTACCGCGTTACCTCCGTTTGCATCGCTCCAAATCTTTAGCTCGGCTGCTTCATCCTTAACCATGTAAGGGGTAATAACAGGCTCTACCATGAGGTTATCAGCATCGGTAGCAAGGGAGGTATTAAACTTACCTATGAACGCCTTAACCACGTTCAAACGCCTTTGTAGGTACTCATCGAACACCTCTTGATGGTCGGCTACCTTTAAGTGAGCATCTAGGAATAAAAGCTTGAGCGCAACGCCCGAGATATTGCCAATACCCTTAACCGCATCAAAGCTGATATCGGGGGTTTGGGTGAGTGTATAGATCATTCGGAGTAGCGTTTCAATCTCTAGCTTCACGCTCTCGGGTGCATGATCCCAAGCTAGGTAGGAAGCCTTTGAACCAGGTTCCCCCTGCAGTACGCCTCCCGATTCGCCCTTCTTGGCAAATCCAAGTATCTTACCCTCGATGAATATCTTAGGTGCAGCGTGGTAGTCGTTGGTGTCGGAGAAGTTCGACATCAGCTTCTCAAGTCGGTCGATTAGGTTCTGCACGTCAGCCCACTCTACTTGAGGTTGACATCCGTAAATGATTGGGATTTTACCCAGCGTGTTAGCGATGGGATAGCCATCTACCAGCCTCATTTCGTTAGACACGTTCCACAGGTAGTGCATGGTGTCGGTGTACGTCTCGAAGTAGGTGCTTACCTTGCCGTCCTTATCGGTTACGGAGTACTCACGAGAAAACGCCACCATGTCGCCTGTCTCATCGAAGTAGGGATATAGCTTGTCGCCATTGAGCGGTGATAGGATGGCACTGCGAAGCTTGAAAGCACTCTTGAAGCCGTAGTTCATGTGGTACTTGTTACCAATGAGGTTGCTCACCGCATCGCTGATTTTGCTTAGTAGGCCGTTGCCTGTTTTAGTCTTATTCACAGGAACAGGGTACCAAAGCTCGGCTACCTCGGTGCTGCTCATGATATGCCTTGCTACACGCCTGTTGAACGACTTCTCCTTGTTGTCGTACATGATCTTGGAAATACCCTTAAGCACCGCCTTTTCATTGTCGTTTTCTGGGCTTGCGCTTAGGGTTATAGGATTGCCAAACAGGAAGCTAACAGCCCTGTTGACTATCAGCTTTTGAATCGCCAATCCCACACGTGCAACAGGCTCGATGCGAGTATTAGCATCAGTACCCGAATCGGTTCCGCTCGGCTTCTGGTATTCGGGGTCGTCCTTGTCGATCTTAACCTTCTTGTCCTTGCGCTTCTCCTTATCGAACACGTCATGCTTTAGGGGGTCTAGCTGATTCCTGTAGCTCGATATGTCGGGCTGTGGCTGCAACCTGCGAGACCTTAGCTCGTCGATGGCTGTCTTTACGTCTATGGGATTGCCCTGCTCAACCTTAAGAATTTCTTCAATTTTCATTGTTTTGACTGTATTAGTGTGATACACTTATGTTGCTAAAATAAACCTGCCAATTCGCTTGCAGACATGCCGTTTCGGTTTCGTTGTTCCACCGTACCTGTTAGGCAGTCCTCTGCATCGTCGTGATCGTTCTTTCCTACCTTCATGTAGGTTGTTACGTGTCGGTAGAAGTCCGGCCACATTCTATCCCATCCAGTAGGAAAGTAAACTAGGTTTTGCACCTCTGCGGAGTGGCTAAAGATACGAACCTGCTTATTTTCGGTTTGGCTGAACCAGGTAAACGAGGTAAGGTCGTTACCCATGATTCTGCACTGATTTTCGACCGCTCTAGCAAAGCCCCTACCACCGTTGTTACTCTCGACAATAGCTTCATCAATGCCCTGCCTACACAGCATTTCGGCTGTTTTAGGTTCGGTAAATTCCATTGGTTTCTGAGTGTAGAGAATATCGGTTACGTAGTTGGCTGTTTCTGTCTCCACGTAGCAGATGGCACATAGGTAGTCCTCCCCTGTGTCTGCGGTGTCAATATACGCCTTTTTCCGCATTGTTTTGCTATGAGGGATGGCATCATACGTCCTAAATCCTCTTTCGTACATTAAGCCCTCTACAGGCTTAGGGTCTTGTTGATAGAGTGAATCAAACACGTGTGGGTTACGAGAGCGAACGGATTCCAGCTTTTCTAGGTTGTGACGTTCGGGCCATAGTGCCTCACCTTCTTCTCTCGGGTCGTACTCTGTGGGCTTACCCACCTTGATAGCCTCATACTTCACGATTACCCACCCTCTAGGGTTGGTAACAGGGTCGTAAATGCCCTGCTCTTCGATTAGCTTACCTGCAAGGTCATGCTCGTGCCATCTGGTGAATACGATAAGCTGCTGCGAGTTGTTATGAAGACGTGTTTCGGCTACAGTGTCGTACCAGTCTTCTATGCTTTCCCGAACGGTTGGAGACCAGGCACTCTTAGCATCCTTATAGATGTCGTCCATTATCAGCACGTCAACAGGGTCACCAGTCAAAGGTCCACCAACACCGACCGTTTTAAAACCGCCTCTATGCCCTACAATTTCGCACTCATCCGCATTACGTAGCCAAGAGCCAGCAACGGTTGTAACGTTGGAGCTGTTTAGGCACGTATCGGGAAAAATTTCGTGGTATTCGGGGGTGTCGATTACACGCTGTATTTCACGGTTGAACTTACGTGCTTTTGGAGCAGAGTAGGAGACAACCGCAAGGCGTAGGTTCGGGTTTTTTCCAAGCATGTACGGAGGTAAACGTCTCGTTGAACCTTCTGACTTGCCATGCTGCGGAGGTACGAACACCATCAGCTTCTTAATCTTACCGTCTGCAAACTTCGTCAGCACATTGTAGTAGTGCCTATGGAAGTCCACAGGTTCAAAGGTCGGCATGGTATAAGCCGTAAAATGGAGTAGGCTAGTACGTGAATTACGTATAGCCCTCTCCTTAAGTGCTGCTAGGTACTCGATCTTCTCCCTTCGTGTCATGCTGCTGTTACCCCTTTATCTTTCGTTCGAGGTCAGCAATACGCTTGTCAAGCTCATCATCGCTAACCTTTGCGAACAAGTCCTTACCATCCTTACCAGTAAGCTCGGTGTTCTGCCTGTTCTGGTATTCATCGCTCGCCTTATTGGTAAGCACAAACTTGATAGCTTCGGTGTCGGGCTGGAAGTGCTTCTTAATCGTGGTTTGCTCCTTAATTTTCGGGCGACCATCCGCATCGTTCACATACACGGTTTTCTTTTCGTCCACCTCGTAGCCGTTAACCTTTTTACGAAGCGAGTTTTTAGCCTCATTTACAATTGTTTCGTCGAATTGCTGCCTCGCTCGCGCGATGGATTCTGCAAATTCTGCGATGTTCGCTTGCCATTCATAATAGGTACGCTCTGATATTCTGACAGTTGCGCAAATTTCGGCAATCGTGTACGTGTCCTTGCTTATCAAGGCACATATCTTATCGACTACCTTCTTGTTGTACTTTGTTGGTTTTGTTCTCATGGCTAATCTGTTTCTTCATCCATTTTTTTAAACGGTCCAAACTTTTCCTCGTAGGCGTGCTTCAATGACTTTAGGTGATGAAGCCCACCTGTTCTGTATCTACCAAGAAAGACAAGCCCTCCATTTGATTCGTAAACTAGCAGGAGCGCCTTTGTTTCAAGCCTTTTAAAGGCTACCTTTGCAATCTCTTCGTCAGTCAATTCGCTAACTGGAAGATGCTTTATTTCTCTCATGTGTCGCATGGTCACTATGATTTGATAAGTTGCATAAACTCGTTTCTAGCTGTCGAATCGTTATCGAATACCCCACGAACAGCACTCGTAATCATTTGGCTTTGCTGCTTCTCCACACCCCTTGATGTCATACATAGGTGTTGGGCTTCACATACCACCATGCATCCTTTTGCATCGAGGCAGTTCATAATATCGTCGGCTATTTGGCTTGTCATTCGCTCCTGTATCTGTAGCCTACGAGAGTACACCTCGACAAGCCTTGCAATTTTCGATATGCCAACGACCTTTTTGTTTGGCAGGTAGCCGATGGTTATCCTTCCGCTGAATGGTAGGAAGTGATGCTCACAGGTAGAGTAGAATTCGACGTTTTTTAGGATAACCATTTCGTTACATGTACCATCCTCAAATGCTGTTCCTAGCACGTCTGCACCGCTCTTGTTGTAGCCTCCGAAAAGCTTCTCCCAGCTTCTCACCATTCGTTTAGGGGTATCAATTAGCCCCTCCCTGTTCGGGTTATCACCGATATAGGCGATTACCTCCTTCAAATTGTCCTCTATGTTGATGTTACTTCTCATACGTTGCTATGTTTCCGCTTGATTCCTGCACATCGCACCTGTAAGCCGTTTTTACCTGCTCCACGCACCACCGAGCGATGTTTTCAGCGGTTGGGTTAAATTCAAGCACCTCGTTCAGATGCCTATGGTCTAGCCTATCGTGGATGGACTGCTTTATCCTGGTAAAGTCCTCTACCATTCCATCGCTGTTGAGCGTTTCGGCTTGGCAGTACAGAACGATAGTCCAGTTGTGTCCGTGTAAGCCCTTGCACTTGCTTTCGTAGCCTAGCTGTAGGCTGTGGCAAGCTGATACCTCCATTGTTTTCTGCACCCTGTACATCCTACTCGATATTTAGAATTTTATGGGTCTGAATGGAGACCTTGAACTGCCTACTTCTAAGGGCTGATTCCACGCAATACCTCACGTTTTCCATATTCATCGTATCGCCATCGAAGCAGGGTGATAGGTAGTAGTGCCTTGCTGCTATCGGTGGGGTAGGTAGCACATCGCCCACCTTGAGCACAAATCGAAGCTCGTCAGCCCTGTCTATGGCTACCTGCTTCGTCTTGGGGCTGCATACCACGTAGTCCAACCCCTTTGGTAAGGCTCTAAGCCCATTCGTTTCGATGCTCTTGTACCAGCCCTTGAATGCTTCCACCAGCTGGCTATCGAGCTGCAGCGTTGGCTCACCTCCGCAAAACGAAACGTTCTTGCATCCCTTCCCAACCTGCTCGCACGTTCTTACCATATCGTGTGCGCTCATTTCGACGTAATCCGAATGGTCGGTATCGCAAAACGAGCACTTGAGGTTACAACCCGAAAAGCGAACAAACACCTGTGGTGTTCCTGCTCGCATACCCTCGCCCTGTAGCGAGTAAAAAATCCTGTTAATTCGATACTTTTTCATATTTGTAGGTTTATAGGTTACTTTCCGCATAATCTTGAAATTTTCGCCACTCCTTGAAGTTGTGCTCGCGAATCATGATGTACTTGCCCCTTTGCGTTTTGGGGTCGCCCTTTTTGGCTATCTCGATGGTCCTGCCGTTGAACCTTACCACCGTACCGTAGGCACTCTGCTTAACCCAAGAGGTGCTGTCAACCGAGTAGAACTTGAAGCGTTCGAGCATGGTGGTTTTGGTGAATCCCAAGCCGTGTACGTTGCAGCCGTTATCCTTTGCCACCTCCAAGAACCAGGTGAGCGGTTTGTACTTATGGTACTTAAGCCAGCTGCTGGTAGGGATAAAATCGCTACCAGAAACCGAAATGGACACGTAGTTGTAGTGCTTTACCATATCAATCCACTCCTGCTTTCCTCGGGCTAAATGCCAGCATGGTATAGATGGCATTCTCACCCTGTTTTCTATTCGCTTTCGGAGCTTTCTCGATTCCTCCACGCCTATCACGTAGTCAAGATCAAGCTCTATGTAGTGCCTCACGTTCTGCTGCAGAATGAAGTCTGCGTAGCTGTCGGCAAAATGCTCCCAATTCATTCTACCTACCGTTTTCATGAAGGTAAAGGCTCCGCTGTCTAAGATGAAGTCCTTGTAGGTAGTGAAGTCGATGTTTTTCTGCTTCACAGCGTAGATCATCGAATCAAGCCGATAGACCTTGCTGTTTTCCTGCGCGGTTAATGTTTGCCATATACCCGCATTTCCGGCCAAGAACACTCGCATCAACCCTCCGTTCCATGGTCGTAGATGTTCTTACCGCAATGAGGACAAAGAACCTCCTTCTCCTTACTCCCTGCACCTCCTGTGTTCTCAAAGAAGTTGTCAATGTCGCCCTTGAATATGTCGGTAGGCTTAACGCCCCAATCCTCCGATTTCACGTTCCAATTCTCGTTGATTTGGGCTATTGCTTCCTCATCCCAATTAAGGTTTGCTTTTGATGTGGCGTTATCTGCCAGAGCAAGCTCACGCCCCTTTTTGCTATCCAAATCAATATCGGTACGCTTAACCGCTACTATCTGGTCGCCTGTGGTTTCAACGATAATCACCTTATCCAAGCCTATTGAGGCAGCGTTTTCTACGGTCTTATTCCCTGCTATGATTCGGTTGTTCTTATCGAGCAGTATGGAGCGACCAGCCCCCAACTCCCGAAGTGATTTTTCAATTAGGTGACCTCCGTACTCCGTTCCCTTATTCGCGTTAAGGTCGTCTGGTACAAGCTGGTCAATTTTTGTCTCTTTTACTTTTGTTGCCATTTTACGTTTCGATTATGCCCAAAAATAAAAAAGCCGTATCAGTGTGATACGACTTTTAGGCTAAAAGATGTAAAAAAGTTACGCTATCCATCATATTTGATGTCGTTTTCGTCACTTTTCGGCTCTTTTTCGTCCTTTTTTAGCGTTTTTCCGATTCCTTTAGTTACCCAATGTAGCCATAGCAGGAACCCTACTAAGAATACAACGCCAAATACTGCTTTTTCAACATCTGTTTCCATAATCAACCTCCTATATTACGGCTGCTATGCCTAGCAGCGTTTTTGCAGATACTGTTTTAGAGCCTCGTTTGGCTGTTACGCCATGCTCTGTTTCGATAAGATCATACCCCATGCTTGCTAATACTCTCCTTAATACGTTGTTCATTGTCTTACTGAGTGGTTGTTAATACTTGTGCTATTTTTGGTAAGTTCTGCCTTACTAGGCTCACTATCTGCTTGTGGTACTTGGTGGGCTTATTATCGTAGCCCCTGCTTTGGTTGATGGTAAGGCTATTTAGCAGCACCTCTACCGTCTCAACCCTCTTACCATCCACCTTAGCCGATAGAATGAGCGAATTATCGTCATTGTAGTACTCGTTTTCAAAAACGCAATGGTTCAGCTCCGAACCCTCGTTGTAGAATTCTAAAACCGACTTCAACGGCTCAACCTTTAGGCTTCCTTTTGAGAATTCGAGGTCTAGGAACGGCTTTTTAGCCTCTTGGTAGGTTTTGTTAGCCTCTTCAATCTCGCTCAAGAGGCGTTGAAGCTCCATCTTTCGGGTTAGCTCCTTCTTCTTTTTGAGGTAGTGATCGTGAGCCTTCTTGATGTTGTCCGGAAAAACGTACTTGGCATTTTTCGTGTCCTTACCCAAATCGGATAGCAGCTTGATGTAGTCGCACCACATATCGGGTTGCTTCACGATGTAGCCGTTTCGCATGCAAATCTTTATCGAGTTCCAGTACTTGTTGATGTATTCGTCGCTAGCATCGTACCTGTAGAAGTGGCTAAATAGGCGGTACTGCTTCGCCTTTATGAGCGTTTCGTATCGGCTGCTGGTGATGATTAGGCTAAGCACCTCCGCAAATCTTCCTAGTACTGGCTTAAATCCGTTTCGCTTGGCTATCGGTGTCAGCTTCATGTATGGATAGGTAAGGTGTGCCCCTGGTAGATTCCTGTAGTCAGATGAAGCTCCTTTCTGCAGCTTTCGTAGCTGTAGGAATGTACCGTAAACCCACCTGTAGTTGTAGAAAGCTCCTGCTTTATCCACGGTTAAGGCAACTATTTCGCCCTTATCGTTAACCCAATTCTGCACGATCTCACCGTATGCCTTTCGGGATGGGCCATGTAGCCAGTACCACTTCTCTACCTGCAGGTAGCGAAATACTTGGTAGCCCTCACACCTGTCAACAACGCACATGGTGTACCTAAGATCAAACCTCGATCTACCATACTCGGCCTTCTTAAGCTTCATTCCACAGCTAGGGCAGATGCAGGTCTTTTGGTTGGTATCAACACCCACCAGATTAGCCCCACACTCTAGGCATACTTTGTTCTTTTTGCTCACGTACATCAACCCATCAAAAAGCTTGCTGTAGGCGTACTCTACATGCTTATCGGTGAGCGGTGGGAGCTTTTGGGATAGCTCCACCACCTCCTTCTCAAGCTTTGTTTTTGGCTTCATGGCTAGAAGAGCGAGTTCATTTGTGGCTCCTGTGGAGCTTCCTTTTTCTTAACAGGCTTAGCGGTTCGCTTTTCAAGCTCTTCCTCAATGATCTTAGCCTTTGCTGCCTCCTTTGCTGCCTGTACCTCTTCATCGGTTAGCTCCACCTTGTGGTTAACCACCACGCTACAGGCTATCTTACTTCCAACCTCCACATTATCCTCGTCGTAGTAGTGAATGGCCATGTTTAGAATCTCATCATCGGTAAATCCGTTGCATCCGCTCTTCTGTACGGTGTTGAGGATGTAGGTAATGCAGTCGTTAATATTCTTGTTTGGCTTTTGGAGCGTTGCTGCAAAAAGCTCGTCCTGCTCGGCTACCTTGCTTAGCATCGCCTCGATAGCCTTTTTAAAGTTGTCTGTTCCGTTCATAATAACTGATTTTTTAAACAAGTACCGATTCAACAGCCATAGCGGTAGCCCTGCAAATTGCCTTTGCCATGTTCACCTCTACAGCGTTGCCTATAAACTTCTTTTGGTCCGCTTGCGTACCTACGAGCGTGTAATCCTTTGGAAAGCCCATGATCAGCTTAAGCTCGTCAATACGTAGCATTCTCATCTTGATATCAATGATGCCGTACAATGCCATGAACTCCTTTATCTTTTGGGTATATGGGCTATCGCTTTCGTACACCTCGATACCAATACCCCCACCTGCAACCTCAATTAGGTAAGGAGGCATCTTATCCATTCGGGCTATTAGGGTGAAGCATGGAGCATCCACCGAACCGCCAGCGTTCATATACTGAGGATTCATGAGGTAGTGCCACTTGCACGTTACCATGCTAAACTTAGGGTTGGTGGTTACGGTTGCAGCTGGCTGATCTATACTCATAGCCGTGCCATTGCCATACTGCATATCAATGAATGTAGGGTTAATTAGTGCCATCCTATCCTTTGTGGTTAAGGTTGGCGAAGGATTATCAATGCTGCTACAGTTATCGCCATTTCCATAGTAAGATGCTAGGAACTTAGCCTTTACTATCGAGTGGTGATCCTTAGTCGTTACTGCATGTGCTGGCTCTTCAATGCTGATATTCTTGCTATCAGGACTTCCAGAAAAGTACTTGCTTAAAAAGGCCTCTTTCCCTCCAGCAACAAACTTAACCAGCCCAGTATAGATACGCACTAGCGTTTTCTCCGATAGAGGTTTCTTTCTATCGAAAATGCTTGTGCCCTCGTCTTTAAAATCTAGCACTTCTCGCACTGGTTTCCACTTGTTAAAGTGGAATAGCCCAACACCACCACCCTTGCAGTGCGTAGGTTCTGGCCATGAAATAGGTAGCCCATCGGCTGCAAATTGCCCGAAAAATCGCTTTCTTGCGGTGTAAGCTCCATAGTCCGCTGAGTTCAGAATCCTAAAATCGTACTCGTAGCCGTAGGAGCAAACCGTTTTTACCCACCTCACGTAGTCTGTTCCTGCCGTTCTCGACTTAGGCTTACCGTTATCGTCCAGCTCACCCCACGACATGAACTCTTCCACGTTCTCTATCTGTATGTAGTCTGGTTGTAACGCCTCGATGTACCTAAACAGGTGTAGGGCTAAGGTTCGGCTATCGGCATCTCGTGGCAAGCCTCCCTTCGCTTTGGAAAAGTTGGTACACTCCAAAGAAGCCCAAAGCACCAGCTTCGCATCGGGGTATAGCTCTCGCATTCTGCTGACATGCTCAACCATATTAGTAAGGTCTAGGGTTCTGATATCCTCGGTGAAGTGCAACGCTTCGGGATGGTTGGCTGCATGGGAAGCAATAGCGTTAGCATCATGGTTAACACAGGCTACTACCTTGGCGCACTGATCTCCATTTATTTCTGCTGTTTCAACGCCTGTACTGGTGCCACCTGCACCACAAAAAAGGTCAACGTATAGTAGATTCATGGGTTATGCTTTTTGGATATCGTCAACTTCGTAGGTGTTCTGCTCCATAGGTAGGAGGGTTAGAATTCTTGCGCCTACGTAGCAAGGGTGATCGGTATTCATTTCGAATAGTACATCTATGTACTTCTCATCAATGGTTACTACATTTATGCTCTTCACGCCTTTAGAAAATTCATCATGCTTCGATAGCAACTCATACTCATCTTCGATAGTTCCGTTTATCAGCTTTTCGATTTGGCTCTTTAGCGTTTCCATGTTCTTAGGTTTGAAATTCAACTTGTTTACCGTATCACTGTGATACAAAAATAGCATAACTGCAATACAGATATGCTATTTAATCGGTTAAATTGTGTTAAGTAGATTGTTAAATCTACCTAGTTGGGAACTTCTGCTTGTAGAACCATTCCTCTATTAAGATGGTGTCGTTACCAAGCTTCTTGATGCAGGATTTTGGTAGCCATATCTTGTCGCCCTCACAGTCGAAAAGAATAGCCTTATGACCATCTACCAGCTGCTTGGCGAATATCTTAACGGCTGGCTTGTCGTTTAGGGTTAGGTTGTTCATAATGTTATTCCTGGTTAAACATATTATACTCTCTACCTACGCAATTCTTAAGCAGCCAGCTTCGGTCTATCCCTGCCTGTTTAAGTAGTGAATCCTTCCAGTACACCTTGAAGCCAAAACTTAGCGAAAGCACGTTGACCATTTCAACGAAGTCGCAAAGCTCTTGCCTGTTGTACTTTTTACCCGATTCAAGGCCGATTTTGTACAGGTTGCAGAAGCCTACCGTCTGCTTAATCATTTCAAGGCTGCTATTCAAGTCTATAATAGGCTCAATAGAAGCAAATGTCTTAAACCCTGCATCGTGTAGCTTATTCATTGCATCTATACGTTCAGCGTTGGTGCTGGCGTTCGGTTCAAGTTCGTCGTGTCCTGTAAGGGTAAAGCCGAAGGCAATCTTGTGTATTTTTATTGCTTTGCCATCGCATACAATTGGACCATTACTGCCAAGAAATTCATCCACCCAATCCGCGCGTTTTGTAAGCACCTTTACAGGTACGTTGTTAACAACTAGAGAATTGATTGCGTTAAACGTCAAACGTATAGTTTCAGGAAGCATAGGGTCAGTTGTAAAACTAAAAAACACGCCATACTCTTTTACTTCATCCATATTTTGAAGTAATTCTTTTCTAAAGATATCCAGTGCACGCTCTTCACTTTTGAAGAACTTCTTTAGCGTTGGCTTATCGCCTCCCATAGTCGAGGCTAAAACGCCTTTCTTGCAGTAGCAGTAGGTACACCCATTAGAGCAACCTACGTAGAAGTTACAAGCCCACTCTGCATACTCCCCAGCCTTACCGCTTGGGTTGTATATTGCCTTTCCTTTAAATCCTTTCATTGTTGCGGTTATTAGTTATTACTTTTTTGTCTTTATCTGAATCGGAAACCCTGCCATGTGCCACGAAATTAAAGCCGAATCGCGCACCTCCTGGTTACTGCTCTTCGGGAAGTTGGGGATAAACTGCTCGATCTCCCATTGCGTGATTTTGCCATCCTTACCAGACCAGCACTTCCTAAGGGGCAGTATCGTAGAAACATCAATGCCGTAGTGCTTACACAGCTCAATAATCTTGCGCCCTACCTCGTGGTTACGCCCTGCTGAGTTACCCTTTGCGCTTGCGGTTCGCTTGTTGTCCTTGCTGTTGACGTGCCAGTTGTGGGTAATGAGCCACCCAGCCTCTACATACACCTTAACGGTTAGGTTATTTTCGCTCTTCCATTTTCTAATGTTCTGCAGATGATCTACAAGCAGAGGGAATGTAAGGCAGTCGCACTTTATACCCTTTGTTGCCGTGTTTAGCATTGCCACGCCCGACCTTTCGGTATCTGGGTCGATGGCTATAATGTAGTTGGGTCTCATGGCTTGGTGCAAAGTGTTTGGTGTTTATGCTTAGTACGAATTATGCCACCACGAGTAGGAATGCTGCTGGTAGTAGTCCACTCTACGTTACCTTTGGCGTTAGTAAAGTAAATGATCTCATCGCCATCCTTAAACCGATAAACAGAAATACCATCGTAATCAAACAGCTTGATCGGCTTAAACGTCTTTAAATCCTCTTCGTTTACTCCTTTTGGGGTTTCTTTACATCCTGTGGCTGCTATTATAGCAAGCATTGCAAAGGCTAGTAAGCCTCTAGTTACGTTCCTTTTCATATCTAGTAGTAGTTAAGCTTTGAATCCATTTCTACAAGGTGCTTCTTTACCTTCTCCATCAGCTCGGGGCTGTCACCTGTGCGGTCAATAAGCAATCGTAGGTAGTCATACAGCCAATCGCTATCCTCGCAAGCATCGTCCACCTCCTTCAAGTTGTATATAGGCTTGCAAAGCTCCTTCGTCATGGCATCCATCTTTTTGATTTCTCTTTTTGCTCGGTTGAAAGCGTACTTCTCTCCGAACTTAAGCTGCATCCCTATCTTGTCTAGCTTAGAATCGGCAGTCTTGATTAGCGTATTGGCAACGTCAACCAGTAGGTAGGCTAGGTTGGTGTCAATCCTTGCGCTGTTCATAATCTCTTCTCTATTTCTCATCTTAGTTTCTCCTTTCCAATTTTTCGCGATACTCTGCTGCGTATTCCTCGTTACACTTTTCGGGGCTAACTAGTATCGTTAGCCTGTCGTTTATCTTTAGTCTTACCTTACCCTTATCGAGCTTGCTAAGCTCCGATGCTTTAACCTCTACGCTGTTGTGGAACAGGTCGTGCTTTTTTGGTCTTGGCTTGAGGTCTCCGTTGTACTTTTCCCATTTTCTTGACATCGCTATATCGTATTACAGTGATACACAATTCGTTAAATTCAACTCCTTTTCAACGGCATCAGAAAGCTTCCTAAACTTCGTATTGTAGGAATATTCGGCACTAAATAGCCTCCTACACCTTCCTATGGTTGTTCTATCCCTGTTCAGCAGGTTGCCTATGAAGTAGTCGTCAGCATCAACAATCTTGCTTAGCATGTTCACGAAAAGCAGCCTTGCATAGTACTCCTCGTTCCCATTCCTTCCGCTCTTGGAGTACTGGTGGTATGGAACGCCTGTAACCGAATCAATGGCCTCGATAATCTCGTACACCTTTTTTTCATCAATACCCTTGTGGCTTGCGATGCTTCTCTTGCTTCCTGGTGCCCACTCTTCAATGAATACCTGCTTCATGCACTCGATAGCGATGCTCTTCTCTATTCTACACCTGCTTGACATGTGCCACTTGTTGATGAGATACAGTCCATCACAGCTCATAAGCACCCCTATTGAGGCTATATGGCACTGTTCGGTAGAGTAGATATCCAAAGGCATAACAGGGTTCATATTCATCTTTTTGATGCTGCTTTCTGCTCTTTCCAGCCTTTCGTTTACATCCTGCTCGTTAAGGCCGTCGAAGTTTCCCGATATGTACACGTTTAGCATAGCGTTCAGATTTTTTGATGGTTAAACCTTATTATAATTCGTCCGGAACATTGTAAAGCTCCTTATCACACTTTCTCACATAGTAGGCTTTGCCCTTTATCGTTATACGAGCGTAGCTGCTAAAGCTCTCGCCCTTATCGGTAAGGTTGCAAAGCTCGTTGTATGTTACCAGCTTGACACGCCTGTCGAAGCTGAGGAAGTTCGCCAAAGTAGGAGTTGGGTACATGCAGTTGTCAATTACGTTGTTCACCGCATCTACTAGCCTCTGATCGCTGAACCCCTTCTCCTTAATTCGTTCAATGAACACCTTGTAGAACTCTGGTGGAAGCGATGGAAATGCAGCCTTAACCCTAGCGATGCTTTCTACTGCCACCTTTTGCGTTAGCTCTCCGCTGTAGATGCTTATAGCAAACTCTCCATCGCCAGTCCTAGCTAGCTGCGAATCCGTGCTGGACGATGGTTGCAAGCTCATTCCAGCTTGTTGCCTCTTGACCAGCTCTCCTAGTTGTGTCGGCTCTTTTTGCATTGCTTATCTTTATTAAAATCTTATCCATCTGCTTACGAAGCTTGGTGAATGATAGCACGTTGCTTCGCCATGAGAAACCGTTCTTGTCGGGTGTCTCCGAATTCAAGTAATCGAATACAGCCCTCAAGTCGTTTACGCTATACCCATCGCTCTCGATAATAAGGCGAATCTCATCGACTGCCGTACCCTTTGTGCTATCCACGTTCTTAGTGCTTGCGTTAGCCTCAATTAGCGTAGCCCTAAAGAGCGATTGGAACGCCTTTGCTACCTCTATGTAGGTAGGGTTAAGCTCGGTGAACTGATCGCTTTCTATTTGGGAAAGCAGCACGTTCTTGTAGCTGTTCTTGTCGGGCTTAGCAAGCTTAATGGGTTCCTGCTGTTCGGGTTCCTGCTGTTCGGGTTCTTGCTGCTGCTCTACGGTTGGCTCTTTATGCGTTTGCAATGCTTTCGCATCCTTTTCTTGTGCGATCGCATCCGCTTCTTGCTTTTTAGCCCACCTATGCTTTGCCGATTCAGCAGCCTTTTTCGATTTAGCCATTCGCTCGTTCAACCTTCGCTCCACGCTTGCAGAACCGAATACCTTACCATCAATAACAAATAGGTCGAAGTCGCATATCACAGAGCGTACCAGCTCGGCCTTACATCTAAGATCGTAGGCAATACCTTCGTAGTCTAGCTTTAGCTCGTTGGCATTGTTGTATAAATCCTCGATGATAGCCCAATAGATGCCGTAGGCTTCCATACCAGAATGTCGTATCAGCCTTTTAACCTTGTCGTCACTCCTAGCGTTGTAGTCGTGCGAGAAGTAATATGTATCTTTTGCCATAGCCGTACATCTTTTGGTGGTTAGCCTCCCACCCACTTGAGTAGGAGGCTATTTAACTACTGCTCTATAATAGCGATATCGGGGCAAATCTCACGGATAGCAGCAATCTGCTCGTCAATGGCCTTATCTCTGATATCCTCGGTTACTTGGTTGGCACCAGGAGAAAGCAGTATGAACGCAACCTCTCTACCGCTAATTCTAGCGAACGTTTCAACCTCAATGGTTTCGGCAGCGCGACCTTTGAAAATTGGAATGACAAGCTTGAACGATTCGGGTAGGTTGGAGTTAACAACCTGCGAGAAGTTGTCCGTTTTGTCGCCATTTTCTCTCGACATACGCTCAATGCTGCTGTTAACAGTAGCCGTGAAATGCTTAAGCCTTGTCACAAGGTCCATATTTTCCTTTTGGCTTTCGAAGAATGAGCGGTTCATTTTAAAGAACATACCGAGTTCGATAGGTGTCCATACCTTTCCTGTGTTGATTCCGAACTCATCAAACTTAGGATGGATAGCCAGCTTGCCCTCCACCTTACCGCTCTCGTAGCCGTCGTTTTCAGCGGTAATAAGGGTAATGGTAATATCCTCCCTGTTCACAAGAATGTGACAAAGCTTTTGATCAATCTGTTCGGTGTCCTTGCGCTTCGATAGGAACTCAGCCACCGCACCAAGCGTACCGTTAATGTTAACCTTTACAGGAGGCAGTATAGGAAGCATATCGGGTGCTTTACCCTCTCTGATAATTAGCGTTGCCTGTTCCTTTTCACCTAGCACGACTTGCAATTTTTCGTTTTCCATTGTCTTGAATTGTTAAAATGTAAATACTTGGACTATAACTCTGTGCCTGTTGAGCGTAGCTGGAAGATGTTGCTCTGCAGCTCGTCACCGTAGGCTGGGCGCGATTCGATCAGCTCCCCATCCTCGTTGTAGTAGCCCACCTCCTTACTATCAAGGTCGATAAACTTGAAGGTGTTTTCCCTTACTAGCTGCGATTTGGTTTTAAGCCCTTCGAGCAGCCTTTTCTTCTCATCTACGAGAGGGTCAAGCTCCTTTTTAAACCCTGCTACTGCTTCCTTCTTAGCCTCTTCGATGTCGTTAATTTTGATCGCTGTTTCAGAAAGTTCCTCCTTCATCTGCATCAGCTCGTCGGGAGTGAATCGCTTGCTGTAGGTTTTCTCTTCAACCTTATCACAGTTGTCTTTTAAGAATCTGATACGCAATTCTTTGTCGGTGTACTCTTTACCAAGTTCTCTTTTCATGGTATTGGTTTTTAAAAAAGTTGTGTTTTAATGATATGGAATAAGTCAATATGCAAGTGGTACTTATTCAGCATGATGAATATTAGCAAGGCGATACTAATTATCGAATCAACGTACCGAACAAAAAGCCATTTGCCTTTAGGGATTAATCCTAAAACAAGCATTACAAAAAATAGAACCCATTGACTTGAAAGAAGCCCTGCGAAAATCCACAAATAGTAGAATATTGTAGCCAGATAGTAGAAGAGTTGAGTACTTGATAGCTCTGGCTTTTTGCCATCCTCACTTTCCGCTTCCTTCTTAATTCGATCTAAAAAGGCAAGAATTCGCCTGTATGAAGCAAGTTGAAGCAATTCATACATAATGAATATGGCAGCGAATAAGTAAAATACGTGTTGCATAGTTAAAAAGGTGTTTTATTAAATGGTATTCTTAGCCCTCTCTCGGCAATGTGAACGGTCTTACCTGTTGCAGCGTGAATGTCACGCTTGAACTCGTCAGCGTTGCTATTGCCATCCGAAAGGTGTATAAGAACGATGTTATTGACCTTAGAAAGATCGTTAGCAAGCAGAGCCTCCTTGCATGTAGCAAAGGACATGTGGCTCTGTAGCGTTCTATTACGTAACGCTTTTGGTAGATTGCCCTTCTCTATATTGGCCTGTAAAATATCCTCTCGGTAGTTGCACTCGATTAGGATGTTCGTAAGCCCATCGAAGTTGTATGGCAAATAGTAGGTGTCGGTTGCAAAGAGCATGTTTCCCATTTCGGGGTGATGGATTAGGAAGCCTAGTGGCTCGTTGCAGTCGTGCTTCACATCGAAAGCAAGTACGGTAAAGTTGCCTAACTTCTTCCTCTCACCAGACTTAACAAGTAGAGGTAAATACTTAGCCGTAGTCTTTAACGCCTTGTCTGTTCCTGGTGACATGTACACGTTGATTCGGTTATTTAAGAAGTCGTTAACGTACTTCGAATGGTCTCCGTGTTCGTGGGAAACGATCGCCCCAACCACCTTGTTAACATTGAAGTCAAGCTCCTTTTTAACCTCAAGTAGAGGTTGGCCACACTCTATAACAAGTGCTTCGCTATCATTGCTAAGAATGTAGCCATTACCTCTACTCGATGAACCTAGTATGATGAGTTCCATTAGAATCCTGGTCCGCTAGATTGAACACCATTGGCATCGCTGAAGAGCTTACCTTCCTGCTTAGGCTCTTCCTTTGCCTCATTACCTGGTATTGGGGCAGATTCAGGAGCTACCTCTTCGGCCTGTAAGGTAATGGTGGTTCTATTCGCGTTACCTGCTTTTTCTGCCTCCACCTTTTGGCTTACATCCTCATAAGGGATGTCTTGAACTTCATTCTCTTGAGCCAAAACGTTTTGAATCTCCTTATCAATCTTTTGGCTGTCGATGTTGATTGCATCCCAAGCAGCTCTTTTTAAGGTTTTCCATACCATTTCGTCTCTCCAACCATCTACCTGCTCCTTACCTGTTTTTTTACCATCTACCCAAGTGTCCTTTTCTCCACCCCAAAATTCCACGGAGGCTGTTTTAGGTATTCTCTTTTCGATGTCGTTCATTGAGAATACGCGAAGCTTGTTCTTTTCTGGGTGTTCGAAGTAAACGTGGTAGTAGTAGCCTCCAACGATGTCGCCCCTATCAAAAGGGTTCTCCGATGGCTTATGTATGAAGCTTTCCTTTTTGTTGTCCGAATCCTTGTAAATAGGAGTGAACTTTTCGTTAGAGTACACAATTCGAATAACAACATCGTCCGGAACATCCACACCGTACTTCTTAGCAACAAGCTCGATACCGTTGTACCCTTTGGTGAACGAAATATCGTACTTGTTAAGAGCAGTGTTTTTGTAAGGGATAGGGTGCAGGTGGTTTTTCTGCATTGGGTCAAGCCCAACCGAGCTGAACGCTACCACATCAACGGCTAGCTTGTTCATGTTCACGTTATCCCACACGTAGGCTAACGGTTCCCTAAACTTTTCTGATTTCGCCAATCTTTTTATCTCTGCAGCCTTTAGCATCTGGTCAATTTTGATAAAGTAGCTCTGACAGAGCCTTTGCTGCTGGTTGGTAATTTGAACCTCACCGTTTTCTTGGGTAAAGTTCCTCATTACAGCCGAGGTGAAACGTTGGCTGGGTGAAACTTGGTTTTGGCTGTTCTGCGTTGCTGGTGCAGTTGACTGCGGTTCTTTTTGTGCCATTTCTATAAAAGGTTAATTGGTTAATAAGCTAGTTGTTAATAATGGTAAGCGATTTATCCCTAGTAACTCGTAGGAATACCATCTGTGAACCTGCCTTTACAAAGTTGTTCACGCTCTCCGCTCCATCACAGAAGATAGGAGCTTGCACGTTGTAGAAGCTGCTAAGGGTACGAATGATATCAAGCCCTGCATTGATTCTCTCCGCTGTGTTGGTGGATGAGATTGGAACATTTTTCTTGTTAAGAGGGATACAAGCCTCGAACTCGTTACCATCATTGGTTTTGTCGAATAGCTGAAACTTAACGATCTCAAACATCGAGTTAACCCTACGTTCACACTCGTCTATTTTAATTTTGGTGAAGTCGGCTATTGCAAACTCCTGCTTTTCTAGGTCGGCAATCTGCTGGGCGATATCCTTACCTTTTTGCTCTAGGTCTATAACTTCCTGCTTAAGCTCTTCGATTCGGCTCTTGTTGCTAAACTGCTGCTTAAGTTCATCCCTACGATCGTTTAGCTCCTGCTTCCTACTTGTTAGGTCGGAGTTGTCAACATTTTCGGTTTCCTCGTTGGCAATTTCAACCTCAATAGCCTCAATTTGCGATTGTATCTTCTTCCATTCCTCGTTAGTTTCGGGGGTAATGGTGAGCGGTTCTACAGGCTTATTTTCGGTTAGGTATGTGGTAAGGTTATCGTACTCACGTTGAAGCTCATTAACCAGCAGTTCCATAGGTGCAAGCTCCTCTTCTGCCTTAGCTTTTTGTACGTTAAGATCATTGATTTGGTCAATGTAGCCTTTCCCTTCCCTGTTAATGCTGGTGAGCCTTTCCTGTTTGTTCTCATTAAACGCTTGTACAGCTTTTAACTTGGCTTCGTCCTGTTTAGATACTGCCGTTTTGTCGCTACACTCATGTCCGAATAGAGGGCAAACAAGGCAACCTTCCTTACCCATATACTGCTTTTCGTTCTCTAACTTCCAATCGTTACGTAGCTTGTTAGCCTTTTCGGTAAGGGTTGCAATCTTGGTGTCGTAATCGGATATGGTACGCTTTTGGCTGTCAACGTTGCGCTTGGCATTATCCAGCTTAATTTTAGCGTTAGATTGTTCGCCTTTCTTTAGAGTAAGCTCCTGGTTAGCCTCGTTAGCTTCCTGTATCGCTTCGTTTTTTAGAGTATTGATAAGCTGGCCTTGCTTTGTCTTAAGGTCGTTTATCTGCCCTTGCTTATCCTGTATGGATTGGTACTTTGATCTAATTGCCTTTGAGCGGTCGGCAATCTGCAAGTCAATGGCTGCAATCTGCTGCTCGATGTCCTTAATCTCATTTTCAATGGCTGCAAAGTCCTTAGCTTCTGGCATCAGCCTATTCGTTTGATCTATACGAGGCTGAATATCCTCAAGATCATCTTTAAGCTTCTTCTTTCTTGCTGAAAGTTCCTTCTTAAAGTCCACTAAAGCTTTGCCCGAATTGAGGATGTTTGTAATGTTGGCAATGGCATCCTTATTGTCAATCGTTGCCATCTTCTCCAATATATCTGCATCGCTAACTGTTCCAGCGATGTTAAAAAGGAATTCGCGCTGCTTCTGCCAGTGAAGGGAAAGGAATTGGCTTGGATTGGTGATTAGCCTAAAGATGGTTTCGTTGAATGCTGCATCGACTAGAGCCTTATACTCACCTGCCTTTTTAGGCACGTTGTTCCAATAAAACAATGTTTCGTTACCCTTAAACACCTCTTCGCTTTGACCTTTTGGCCTAACCCAATTTTGGTGGTATATACGCTTTAGCGTTATGACTGAATGGTCAATATCAATTACAGCTGTTACCTCTGAATCAACCTTATCCAATCGCTTACCATCACGAATAGGCGTTATTTCATGGTTGTCTCGATCGAACTGATCTTTCCCAAAAAGAAGCCATAAAAAGGCATCGAAAATTGTACTTTTCCCTGTTGCGTTGTCGCCCGAAACAATGGTTTGTCCGGTAAAGTCAACATTCAGCTCTGAATGACCTCGAAAGTTGACAATAGAAATGCTTTTTAGCGTTACTTGTTTCATTTGTAAAAATGTGTGTTGCGGTTAAGAAAATATTCGGTTAACTGACTTGGCTACCGTTTCGATCTGAATCCTGTCTATCCTTACTGAGCTGTTGCGATCGCCATCCTTAAGAAACTTAATCAAGCCTTGCTGCTCCCATCGGTTAACGGCTGCTTTTCCGTACAGGCGTTGCGCTTCTCGAAGCTTAAGGTAGGGTTTTAGCTGTCCTACTTGGATAAGTGCCTTAATCGCGCCTATTTCGGCTGCATCAATAAGGGCGTTTCTGAATTCAATTTCGGTTTGCGGTAGTAGCGTTGTCATTTTGAAAATACTTTGATCGGTTTAGCAGATGAACAGCGAAAGCTAGGTTTGCCATCGTTACGGCTGGCACGGCTATCGTAAGGAGTAGGCTTGCATTCTCGCTTGGCTGAATGAATATTCCCATGAAGCTGATAGCTGCATACACTATCGCTGCTTTTTGCTTAGCAGAATGTTGCCTTTTCATAGCTTCGCTGTTTTAGTGGTGAGTTGGAAAATGGAATGTTGTAGTTAGTGCAGAAGTACCAAGCCGAAAGCTCGTTACTCTTAGAGCAGCCTGTCTTTTTAAAGATGGCTCTGGTGTGGTTCTCAACGGTTCGCTCTGATATGCTAAGCATGTTGGCGACCTCCTTTTTAGTAGCTCCCCACGCTATGAGTGAGGTGACTTCTTTTTCTTTTTCTGAAAGTGTTGCGGTTACTCTCATTGGTTTTACTTGTCTATTGGTTATTACTGAGTGCCCCAAACATCGGCTTTCTTAATGCCGTACTTGGCGAAAATCTCTTCAATTAATTCGGCTTCATCTACCTTTGGTATTACAAGACCTCTCAATCTTTTACTCCATGATGTTCTTGTAGTTATCCTAAGAGCTGACATTATTTCTTTTTTTACTTCGTCAGCTGCACCTATTGGTATTAATAGGAATCCTTTTTTAAAGGAATATTCAGTGCTTGGTCTTACCATTTTATAGTTGTTTTTGATTTTATCTATCGGGAATAATCCCATTTTAATAGCATGATTAATGTTTTCCTTTGATGTAGTCCATTCAAGGTTATCATAATGATTGTTGAGCTTATTACCATCTTTATGATTGACTTGATTTTTACCATTGATTTTTGGCAAAAATGCGTTAGCCACTAGCCTATGTACATAATGAACTTTACGTTTACCATTGGCGCACAGAGTTACTACGCAATACGGTTTGCCATTACCAGCTAACATTTTGCCCGTTCTCACATTTCTTATAATACCAATGTTTGATATTGAATAAAGGCCTTCATAACCTTCTATATCCTTTGTGCGCTCTATTTTGTCAAGTAGTTTTTGCATGGCACATAGTTTACCTTTGATTGCTTTTTTGTTTACCTTTGATTTACATATGCAAAGTAAAGCAATGCTGTGCATTCTAACAAATTTTTGCACAGATATTTTATTTAAATTGTGTTAAATATATTCTAAATGACTGTAAAAGAAAGGCTTATTGAGTACATAAAGTACAAGCAAATAAGCACCAGGGAGTTTTGCCGAACCATTAACGTATCAGAGACCTACGTTAACTCCATGCGAAGCTCAATCCAGCCCGATAAGCTGGTTCGAATCGCCTACCATTATCCCGACCTTAACACCACTTGGCTAATGACTGGCGAGGGCGAGATGCTTAAGGCTAACGCAATTCTACCACCAATTGAAAGAGACGAACTTATGGCTGCAGGAGTAGAGATTTTTAAGGACAAGCTAATAGAGATGTTCAAGAACGGTGAGATATATTCTGCAACCGTTGTGAAGGAAAAGGACGACTTGATTAGGGAGCTTTTCGCCCAAATAACGAAGCTCAAGCATGAGCTGGACGAGGCTAAGAATAGGCTTGCACAATACGAGAGTTAGGTGCAATGATATGCTGAGCAGTTAACCAATTTTTTGAATTGAAACAATGAAAAAAGTCAGAATTTCCGCTGCCGACTACTACAACCGACCCGAATGGTACCGCTTCATGCCTCCCATAATTTTCGACTTGTTGGAAGAGGCCGTTCTAAAAAGCTCAAAAAATAACGGTGAGATTTTCGC